TGTTCCTAAGTTTTTAATCCATTTAAATCCATACTCAATCCATTCATCTTCGCAAACTTGTGGCGGATATATAGGACTCCATATGGTTGGTAAATTGATAACCAAATATGTGTCCATTAATAGATCTGCATATCTAGGAACTTTAAATGTAAATTTAGAATCTTCTGTTAATCTCAATGTTCGTTGACCATTAAAATCTATTCTAAATTTTTGTAATCCGAAGTTTGTATATTTAACATAAACACATTTAAAAAATGTCTTTGATGGGTTTCCATTTAATATTATATTTTGTTGTCCATATGCTACTATATTCAATAAACCACCTGGCATAATATATATTATAATAATATTATTTAACTATTTTGAAATACTAATTATAATTTTAATTTTTATTTTAATTTTTATTTTAATTTTTATTTTAATTTTTATTTTAATTTTTATTTTAATTTTTATTTTAATTTTTATTTCTCTCTTATTTTCTTTAAATATGAATTAATATATTATTTATTTTGAGGACTTAAAGAAATTTTCCAGTTTTTTCATTTTCGGAAAAGTTTTTGGCCATTTCAAAAATGGACATTTTTTTTTGTCCATTTTTCGTTCGGCCAAAGACTTTTGGATTTTTGAAAAACCGAAAAATGACGAAAAACCACTTGTGACGAGAATGCTCTCATTTTCATTTTTAGAAAAACAATTTGTGACCAACTACTTTTTTTAAAAAACAGCGAAAAATATTTAGAGAGAAATATGTTATCATTAAGTATAATACCATATAATACCATCGATGTCCCAAAAAATCCCCAAAATATTTTTATGTCAAACATGTGACTATAATACGTGTAACAAAAAAGATTTCAACAAACACTTGTCAACCGATAAACATAAAACCGAGGAAAATAATACCATTTTAATACCAAAAATCCCCAAAAATCCCCAAAAATCTGAAGGTTTTAAAGTATACGAGTGCTTTTGTGGAAAAAGATACAAACATCGTCAAAACCTATATGCTCACAGAAAAAAATGCATGAATATAGAACATAATAAAATAAAATTAAATGATGTAACCGATGATATTAATTATAAAGATATGTTTATTAAAATGCTACAAGAAAACAGTGAAATGAAAAATATTATCATTGAACAAAATAAACATATCGGTGAACTTATACCAAAAGTCGGAAATAATAATAACAACACTATTAATAATAATTTTAATTTAAACTTTTTCTTAAACGAACAATGTAAAGAAGCAATTACTATGGATGAATTTATTAATAAAATGAATATCTCTCTAACAAACCTTTTTTACACTAAAAAGAAAGGAATTGCAGAAGGCATTTCTAACATATTTATTGAAAATTTAAATAAACTTCCGTTAAATCAACGACCGATTCACTGTACGGATGTAAAGAGAGAAACAATATATATTAAAAATGAACAATGGGAAAAAGACGAAAACAAAACACAGACAAAAGATGCAATTAAGAAGGTATCTTATTTGCAAATTAAAAATATTAGGTTGTTTAAGGAATCAAAACCTAACCTTATGCAAAACCAAAAAGACAAAGAAGACTACATGGAATTAATAAAAGCAACCACCGATAGTATTGAAAACAAAGAAGATAAAGTAATTAAAAACATTTGTAAAAATATTTATATAAAGAATGATTTATTGGAATAATGAAATAATATTATATTATAAAAAATAATATAATAATATAAGTATGGCATCTATGGAAGAAATTTTAGAAAAGAACTTAAAAACGGTAAGAATCGTTATTTACATATTGGTATTTCTTATTATATTTTTTGTAGGCATTTGGTTATATAAAAAAACACGCCAAAATAATGAAAATTGTGATACACTTTCAAAATTATATCCTGATTTTGCAAAAGTCTCAACAATAGATCCTTCACAAGAAATATTTAGTCATAATTTAAGAGATTATTATATAAAAACTGCATTTAATGCATGTTTACCAGGTGAGATAAAAAATGATTTTGTAAATATTTGTGCTCTTAAATCAGCAATTAAACAAGGCGCTCGTTGTTTAGATTTTGAAATTTATTCTTTAAATGATAGACCAGTTATAGCTGCTTCTGCAGTTGATAATTATTATACAAAAGGAACATATAATAGTGTAGATTTCGGAGACGCATTAGAAATTATTTCTGACTATGCTTTTTCTGGAGGAACTAGTCCAAATCCAGGGGATCCACTTTTATTAAATTTTAGAATTATGAGCAATAATCAAAAAATATATGAAATAATGGCAGACGAAATATATAACAAATTAGAAAATAGAATATTAGGAAAAGAATATAGCTATGAAAATCAAGGGAATAATTTAGGAACTGTAGCATTAAAAGATTTAATGGGAAAAGTAATTATTATGGTTGACCGAACGAATCCTTTGTTTGAACAAACACGATTAGATGAATATGTCAATATTGCATCAGGCTCAGTTTTTTTAAGAACTTATACTTATAGTCAAGCGAAAAATGTCCAAGACACAACAGAACTTATAGAATTTAATAAAAAAAATATGAGTATTGTGCGTCCAGATTTATCTGATAAATCAGTAAATCCTTCGGCTGCTTTAGTTATGAATTATGGTTGCCAGATGGTTGGCATGTCATTTCAATCATTTGATAATAATATGGAATATTATTCTCTCTTTTTTGACAGAGCAGGTTCTGCTTTTGCGTTGAAACCAGAGGCTTTAAGATTTATTCCTATTACAATTCCTGAACCTCCTCCCCCTAATCCAGAATACTCATACGAAGAGAGAAATATTAGTTCTGATTTCTATAAATTTGATATGTAAATTTAATGTAAAAATTAATAATCAGTAATAAATATTAAATTGTATAATTAAAAATAAAAAATAAAATTTATAATTATATAATATAACAAAATGAAAGATTGCCGAGTATATTTAACAAATGAAGAAAAAGAATTAGCAATTTTGCGTGATGCGGTAGACCTTGCACAAGAAAAAGCAGGTAAAAAAATTGTTAATTCACCTGAAATTAAAAAGATGATAGAAATAGTTGAAAACTTTATTAGAAAAAAGAAACTAATTTGTTATGGAGGCACGGCAATAAACAATTTATTACCTCTACAAGAACAATTCTACAATAAAGATATTGAAATACCTGATTATGATTTTTTTAGTTCAAAGCCAGTAGATGATGCTAAGGAATTAGCTGACATATATTACCAGCACGGATATGAAGAAGTAGAAGCAAAGGCAGGCCAACATTACGGTACATATAAAGTATTTGTTGATTTTATACCAGTAGCTGACATTACACTTTTAGAAAAGAAATTATTTAATACTGTAAAAAGAGAGTCTGTAAAAGTTGATGGAATTCTTTATGCTCCTCCGAATTTATTAAGAATGTCTATGTACTTAGAATTATCTAGACCTGCAGGCGATACAACTAGATGGGAGAAAGTTTTGAAACGTTTATTGTTATTAAATAAACATTATCCATTAAAAGGCGATAAATGTAATCAGGTTGATTTTCAGAGGTCATTTGAAAATGAGAAAAATGAAGATGAAATTAATAATATAGTAAAATCAACTTTAATATCACAAGGAGTAGTATTCTTCGGCGGATATGCTGTCAATTTATATAGTCAATATATGCCGAAAAAAGACTACAGAAAAATAGAAGATTATCCAGATTTTGATGTTTTGTCAGAAGACGCATTCAAAACCGCAACAATTGTAAAAGAACGTTTAAATGATGAAGGTTATAAAAATGTAAGAGTTGTAAAAATGCCTCAAATAGGAGAAATAATTTCAACTCATTACGAGATACGTGTAGGAACAGAAACAGTCGCTTTTATTTATCAACCATTAGGATGTCATAGTTTTAATATAATAAATTTGAAAGGAGCAAAGTTAAAGGTGGCAACAATTGATACAATGTTGAGTTTTTATTTGGCATTTTTATACGCAAGTTTGCCTTATTATGATACTAATCGCATTTTATGCATGACCGAATATTTATTTAAAGTGCAAGAACAAAACCGATTATCTCAAAAAGGATTATTGCGTCGTTTCAGTATAAGTTGCTACGGAGAACAACCAACAAAAGAAACTATACTTTCTGAAAAAACTGATAAATTTAAAGAATTAAAAAATAAACGAAATACAAAGGAATATGAAGAATGGTTTTTAAAATATGTTCCAGGAGACAACCAAAAAGACGATAAAAAAGACGATAAAAAAGAAGAACAAAACAGCGAACATAAAAAAGACACAAGAAAAAATAAAAAAGATGCAAAAAAAAATATAAAAAAAAATACTAGAAAAACTAATAAAACTATAAAAAAGAAAAATAAAAAATTATTTAAATTCTTTGGTTAAATAACAGGGATTTTTATTTTATTTTATAAATACTTATTTGAATATTTATTTTTTATGTTCTAATAAATATTCAAAATGATTAATTCTTGAAATAAATAATAATATATCTTTTTCTATATCTGTAGCAGGTGACCATATTTTTTTATCATTACAAAAATTATGGATTTTTATTATAAATTTATAATGTTCTTCAAGACTCAAAGGTTGCTCAATAACAAAATTATGGTTAACACTAATTAACTTCCAATAAGGAGGTGTAAATGGATAAGAACATGGGAATGTAATTTTGAAAGTGATATCTATCTTGTCATTCGCATAAGAATTAATTATTCTTATCAATTCAATTGGCAATGTAAAATTAAATAGAGTACATTTTTTTATAAATAATACATTTAATAATATGTCTTCATCTACTTTATTGATAGTAAAATTTAATTTATAATCAGAAGAATTGAATTGTGCTATTTTTATATTAAAATAATCTTGAAGTGATTTACCTTGGAGATTATTTATAAATTTTAAATATCGTTTGGTTGCAAAATTAGGGTATGAAGTAGTCATGTTTATTATATTAGACAAATCAAAAAATGATATTTACATTCAATTTTTTTTAATAAAGTATTATAATTTAATAAATGGTTTTGCTTGAATATATAGATAAATTAATATCAAATATTGATAAAAATAATATTCCAAAAACAATAGATTTAATTTTAGATGGAGGAGCATTTAATGGTTCATATCAAATAGGAGGATTATTGTATTTAAAAAGAATGGAAAATAAAAAAATGATTTCAATAAAAAGAGTTTCAGGAACGAGTATAGGTGCATTTATGGGGTTGCTTTATATTTTAGATAAAATGGAATTTTCAAGTGATATTGCAGATGAAATTATAAAGAAATTTAAAAAAAATAAAAACCTAAATGGTTTTATTGAATTGGCAAATAAATTTTTATTAGAAATGATGCGTGAAGATGATTATAAACTTGCGAATAATAGATTATATATAACTTATTTTGATAACAATGCAAAAAAACAAGTAATAAAAAATAAATATAAAAGCAATCAAGATTTAATAGAACAATTAATAAAATCATCATATATACCATTTTTAATTGACGGAAACCAATGTCATAAAAGTTCAGTTGATGGAGTAAATCCTTATTTTTTTAAAATGAAAAAAAGAAAAATTCTTTTTATGAGACTTATGTCATTCAAACAATCTAAAACCGCATTATGTGTTAAATATCAAATTAATAATTATGGAAGGATATTAGAGGGTATTTTGGATATTAATAATTTTTTTACAACAAATAAAAGAACAACCATGTGTAGTTATGTAGATGAATGGAATATAATAGATTTTTCAGTTATTAGATTAAGAGAGATAATGTGGGTAGTAATATTGTCATTGATTGATACATTTATGTATATCAATAAAAATATACCTGTTTCTATTAGTGAATCAAGTGGCTTTATAAAAGTCAAATTAGCATTTATAAAATTTTATAATGATATTTTTACTCATTATTTAACGTAAATATAATATTTAGAATACTTATCGTGAAAGATTTTTTAAATTGTTGTAAAATATCTTAGCATATTTTTAATAATGTAATAAAGCAAGGCAAAAAGAATACTGTTGACAACATATCCCGACAAATTAGGATTGCCATCTTTATTGAAGAGAGATGGTAAAAATTTAAATAAATAAGTCCTGAATACTGGAAGTTGAAACATAAAAAATAAAATAGCCAATAAAATAGGTATTTGCAATTCTTCATACATAACATCAAGATTACTGTCTCTATTTTGTCGTCTCATATTTTCTTTTAATATATCATTTGCGTTTGTTTCGTCATTAATGTAATCATTATTATTTACTTGAGGAATATAATTAGGTTTAATTTGTTGATCTTGTGTAATTTGGCTTGTCATTTGAGGAATATCTCTAGACGGCAATGTAGTAAGTCCCGATGCACTAGCTTGTTGTATACCAGAAATCAAACTATTGATGGTATTTTGTTCTAAAGCCGAAGGCATTTGAGAACTTGAATTTGACGGTCCTGCTGCCATATTTCTTAATTCATTTTCTCTCATTTGCGCTATTTGGTCAATAGAATTATCCATTTTTTCATTTTTTTGCAATACTATATTGGCTGGTAAATTAGAACCGCCAACAGCAGGATTCATTGGTAAAGAATTAATATCAGTAGCATCTAAACTAGCCATTTAATATATTGCTTAGATTGATTGATTTTATTATTTACGCAAAATTTATTATTTTTTTATTAGAATTGCATTCTGTTGCATTTTCTTTAAATTTATAACATTTATTGTGAAAACCAAATACTTTATTTTCAACTTCTTTAAATGCTGGTGCTTTAAAAACTATACAATTTCTTTCTTTACAAGCTTTCCTAAATAATGTAGATAATCCTAATCCTAATACAACAGACATAATGAATTGTCCTGAACTAGTATTCATAAATTTGTCAAATCCCATATATTTAAATGAGATTAATTTTGAATTGGTATTTTAGATATTTTAGATTTATCATCAGGGCATTTTACTTCTTCATATGTAAATTCATAACAATTATTGGCTTTATCTTTGAATTGTAATTTATCTACATTATCTGGTGTAGGATAAACATATATAACTGTTGGCGTAGAAGATGTAATATACACTATAAAAAGTCCTAATGTCAAACTAATTAAAAAAACCTTTGGAGAAATGTAATTTAAGAACATATATATTTATTAATTATTTTTTAATAGTTATTTTTTAATATTTTAATTGTTTGCCCAATATTTTTTTCTAATTGAACGATTGTATAAGGGTTTTGTATTAAATGATATGTATTGTTGTCTTCATCGTATTCAACTGCATTGTAAGCATATTTTAGATTTCTAATTCTATCTGCTGTAGGCAAAATTTTACTTTTATATAATTCAACTGCGTCATTTATTAATTCTTCTTTTTGTTCAGTGTTAAAATCTTTCATTAATATTTGCAATTCTTGTATATGTAAATAAAGTCGGGTTGTAGAAGTTTCAATATTATTAAATTTAGTAGGATTATCAGTAATTAATAAAGTATCTGTTAAAAAAAAATTATACATTTCTCCTGCTTCATTTAACTCTTTTCTTTTTTCTTCAAAATTTTTAACAGCACTTGATTCATCAATATAATTAAATAATAAATCTAATTTAGTTCTA